CCGTAAAGAAAAAAGTAAGAGCTATAAGAGCTCGTGCTAGAGTCGGTTTGGCCGCAGCACCTTTAGATGACTTTTATAAACTAAAGTTTTATTTTCAATACGAGACTGATGAAAAAGATATATCCAAGATTATTAAGACCTGGATAAAAGAAGCTTATTCCAAAGATGAATACACTGCGATTATGGCAAATCCTGAGTATCATTTTACTATGCCATTTCATCTTGCAGCTTGTATTTTCTGGAAAACTGTAAATCCCGATGTTGATTTTCCAGAACCTTCAAATTATAAGCATTGGGAAAAAGTTACAAGAGAATATTATACTCCACTTATAGCTAAAGGTAATAGCATTATTCTTCAGCGTAAAGGAGATGAAGAAAAGAATGGCAATGTTATTGTACTCAATCCGCATCAACGATTGCGAAATAAAATTAGCGAAACTGTAATGCTAGATCTTATTGATCTAGAAGATAAATGGATGGATGGCGATAACACTGCTACATTAGATTTATATAAGGCATTTAAAGCTCATGGACTTTCTGGTTCTGCTGTAGATCCAGTACGTGTAGAAATTTCTAAATGGCTTGATGAATATACAGAAGCTTATTCTGGATCGTGTGAACAGCTTGCAGAAGCATATTCGCACCTTACTAAACCACAGTTAAAACAAAGAATGAAAATATGTGAAAGCATGTTATCTGATCTTGATAGTATTAAAAATTCTGCTCGAGCTGTGCGTAAACCAAGAGTTAAAAAGCCAGTGAGTGCTGATAAGCAAATTGCTAAATTGGTATATTGTAAAGAAAATACAGAATTTAAAGTTACTTCAATAAGGCCAATGCAGATAATTGGTTCTATGAGACTTTATGTATTTAATACCAAAACTAAAGAATTGACCGAATATGTTTCTCAGTCGGTTAATGGGTTTGGAGTAAAGGGTACTTCATTACTTAATATTGGAGAAGAATCTCGTAAAACTAAGTTGCGTAAACCTAGTGAGTTTCTATCAATTGTACAGTCTAAAACACCGAGGCAAATTGATAACGAATGGCAAAAATTAACTACGAAATCAAACAAACCCACAGGCCGAATAAATCAGGATTGTATTTTGGTACGCGCGTTGGCCTCATAATATTAATTTTAAGTTCAGTATGTTTATACTTTGGAGCAAAGTTACTTTGCGAAGCTAGTATCGATACTTCAGAAGTAGTTGAAGATGTTATAACATCTTCAGAAGTAGTTGAAGATGTTATAACATTAGATATTTACGATTATCCAAAAAATGATATTGAAGTTTTAGGTGAAGAAAATTTTAAGTGTTTAGTATTAAATGCTTACTATGAAGCGAGAGGCGAAACCAGAGAGGCAATTACTGCAGTTACTATGGTTGTATTAAATCGTTCTATGCATGATTTTTTTCCAACCAAAATATGCGATATTATTAAGCAAACAAAAAGAGATGCAAATGGTAATATCATACTCCATCAATGCCAATTTTCTTGGTATTGCGATGGTAAGTCAGACTATCCTCAGGATAATAGAGCATATGGTCGAGTAGAATATATAACACAACAAGCAGTAGAAAAATGGTTTAACGATAACGATATAAGTAATGGTGCAACGCACTTTCATAGTACAAAGGTTAATCCTGACTGGACAAATGATTTTACTCGTGTAGCCACAATTGGTAGTCATGTTTTTTATAAAATGGAATAAGTATGATTGAAGATAAGATTATGTCTAAGAAAAAGTTCTCTGATCTTGTAGAGAAAAAAGTAAGCCGCATGTCTCATTTAAGCTATATCGATGCATGCGTTGACGTGTGTGAGCAAGAGGGATTCCCTCCTGAAGATGTTGGTAAGTTGATATCGCCTTCACTATACGCTAAAATTGAAGCTGAAGCTTCTCGTAATAACCTTGTTAAAACTCCTATGCATAATACTACTATGCTTCCTATATGATTACTATGGATCCATTTGACGCTTTTAGATTTTATCAATCAATTAAGCTTCATTTTGAAAGTGATACTTATGATGCTATTAAGTATAACTATAAGACTTCTGCTAAGCCCAATACTTTTTGGAAAAGAAAAGACAAATACTTTTTTGCTAAAGTTGGTAAAAGATTTAACACCGTACCAGATTTAGTATCATATTATGTTTCTCATTTTATAAATGATACTAAGTGGATTGGTGAAATGATTCATGATGATGCTCCATATAACCAATGGCTTAAAACAAATCAATCGATTAGCTACATCTTTGAGCAAGACCTTTATAAGTTAAAAGAGGAGTTTGATCAATTCGACGATTTGTTCAATATTAATGTGCATCCAAACATTGTGAGCAAATATTTGCAAGGAGAAATTTCTTTAGAGACAGTAGTAATTATAAATAATCTAGTCGGTTTTATTCGTAAAGCTGATAAACAAATTACGGAAACTATCGTGTGGCCAGACGTCTCACGTAAGATTCGTAAGTACGCAGCATTCCTTCAATATGATATCGTGAAGATGAAAAATATTATCCTCAAGGTATATACATCTTGAATAGAATGTGATATAATATCTTATATTATGAATAATGTGAATAATTCAGTAATATACAAACATACAAATATACGGAGTTAAATATGTCATTCGCAGACCTCAAGCGTAATAGTACTTCTTCAATCGCAGCTCTCACTAAAGCAGCAGAGCAAGTTGGAGGTGGACAACAGCAGCAAAACAATTATGTTGACGATCGATTCTGGAAACCAACAGTCGATAAAGCAGGCAATGGTTATGCTGTTATTCGGTTTTTGCCAGCGCCAGCTGGTGAAGAACTTCCATGGGTTCGTTTTTGGGACCATGGCTTTCAAGGACCAGGTGGTCTTTGGTATATTGAAAATTCTCTTACTTCTATTAACCAAGCCGATCCTGTATCTGAAATGAATTCAGTATTGTGGAATACTGGTAGAGAAGAAGATAAACAGATTGCTAGAGATCGTAAACGTCGTCTACACTATGTTGCAAATGTTCAGGTTGTAACTGATCCAAGTAATCCAGCTAATGATGGTAAGGTATTCCTTTACAAGTTTGGTAAAAAGATCTTTGACAAAATCATGGATGTCATGCAGCCACAGTTTGCAGATGAAAGCCCAGTAAATCCATTTGACTTTTGGGCAGGTGCAAACTTTAAGTTGAAAATTCAGCAGGTTGCTGGTTACCGCAATTATGATAAATCTGAATTTGCAAATCCTTCTGCCATTTCATCTAATGATGCACAGATAGAAGCAGTTTATAATACACTGTATAGCTTGAAAGATTTTGTTGATCCAAAAAGCTATAAGTCATATGACGAACTGAAAGCGCGGTTGAATAAAGTTCTTGGAGAAACTACTGTAAGGACTACTGCTGAATCGATTTCACTTGATGAAACTGATTACTCTTCTCCAATGACCGGAGCAAGATCGGCACCAGCCATGGCTGCACCAAGTGTAGATGAAGATGAAGATGACACTCTCAGTTATTTTCAGAAACTAGCTTCGCAAGGATAAGTTTCTAGAATAAGTTTGTGTTAGTATGAGGGAGCCAATTGGCTCCCTTTTTTAATACCCGTTGATAAAGTCTCTTCGCACAAAATCGTCGGCAGAAACTCCTTGTGATATATTGTATGTTGAGGCAGAATTCGACACATTCGAAAGCCGCTGAGTTGTTCCAGCATTTACTATAGCAACATTGTTTGCTTGTCTAGCAGCTGCAGCGTTATTCATCATATCATTTGTATTACGCAATACTCCAGTATCCGGAGCTGTTTGTACCAGGTTTGGATTTCTTTGTGGGCCTGTTTCTAATTGTGGCGTTTCGAAACCAAGAACTCCTTGGGTATCTTCTTCAACAAAATCAGCTCTACGACTAAGTGTTCTTCTGCAAGGACACGGAGTAGTATCTTCTTCTTCTAATTCTTCTTCGTCTTCACCACCTAACCATGATGGCAATAGAGAATTAAACTTAGTACCGATATCATCAAATGATGGTAAAAAGTCAAACATATTAGAAAAGAATTCAAATATTTTATCAGTAATATTACTAATCATCTCGCTGAGACTAAAGTCAACTTCAGGAGTGGTGAAAGTAAATATTCCTTTTATCCAATTGATGGCAGCGTTTATAGGTGCTGATACTATATCAAATATTGTTCCAGCACCAGCAACTAATCCATCCCATAAAGACTGAAGCATACCACCAATATCGATGTTTGAAAATACGCCCTTTATCCATTCGATAGCGCTACCAACAAATGAAAATATTTTATCAACTACAGTTGCAAACAACTCACTAAATGAAAAACTATTTAATGCTTCTGCAGCATTTTCAAA